CCGGTCTACAGCGGCTGGCAGAAAGATGCGACGACCGACCCGAAGATGTGTCGGCAGTATTGGCCTGACGGCCTGAACCGGAACATCGCCGTCGTCTGCGGCGAGACCTTCGATGCGTGGGACATCGAAGTCCAGCACCTTCCGGTCTTCCTCGACTACATGCAAACGAATGGGTACGTCCTGCCCGAGAGCCCCATCGCCAATACCGGGCGCGGCGGGATGCACATCCTGACCGAGCCGACCGGCGTTGACGGGACCCGCTACCTCTATCTCAATGGAACACATATCGGCGAATTGAAATCGACGGGCGGGTTCATCCTGCTCTGTCCAAGCGTCACCACGGGCCAATATTCGTGGAAGTGGACTCCGAGCCGCATGGCGGTCCAACCGGCCCCTGCGTGGCTCCTAGCCCTGCTGGAGCGGCCAAAAGGCGCCGTCCGCAAGTTCCCGACCACGGTCCACTCCGTCGATGAAGGCGTGCGTCGCTTGGAGGCACTGGCGGTGGCCGTCGCCACCTGCGGCGAGGGAAGCCGAAACAACTACCTGTACTGGGCCATGCGACGGGCACTGGACGAAGGCATCCCACCACGTTTCGCGGCCGATGCCCTGCGTGCGGCGGCGACCAAAGCGGGCCTGACCGACCACGAAACGAAGCAGACCATCCAATCGGCATACGATGTCGAGGGTTCACGGTGAGCACGATGGGCATGGACGAAATCCGTGCAGCGTGGACCGAGATGGAAGCCAAAGGGACGTGGAAGCCCGCACCCGGTGACGCCCTCCATGAGTGCGATTTCCTGCGGGTCGGGTTCCGGGCGTACGGATTGGAGGCAGCCGACCATTCATGGCGGCTCGACGTTACGAAGCTCGACTTCGGCAGCAAGGACCCGACCGCCCTGCTCGAAGTCCACGCTCCCAAGCACGATGCCGCATTCGGGGACCTCGGCGATTTCGTGTTCAATTACTCAATCGGAATCAACGGTGGCTTGAACTTCAAGCATTGCATCGCCCGATTGGCAAAGACGCTCGGCGGAAGCGACTCCGATTGGGACCGCCGCGTCACGTACCTGATAGCCAAAGCCAAACAGGCCAATGCCGGGACGGGCAACGGGACCTTCTCGACCACGGGAGTGCCCAAGGTGGCGACCCCGCCGCCGTTCGTCTTTCAGGGACGGATGCGAACCGGGCGGACGATGTCGATATTCGGTCCCGGTTCGGCGGGCAAGACGACCATCGTCGATGGGCTCATCGCCTCGGCCTGCTCTGGGACAGAAGTTGTGCCGGGCTGGCGACCTTCCCGTCAGTACGCCTGTCTTGTGCTCGATTGGGACGAGGGGCGCGAGGAAGAAGAAGTCCGCCTCGCCGCCATCTGCCACGCCTACGAAGTCGAACTGACAGGCGGCTACCACTACAAGCGGATGAGTCGCCCACTATCAGATATCGCCGACGAGATGGGCACGTACATCGTCAGCAATAACATCGATATCGTGGTCGTCAGCCCAGTCGGCAAGGCAACCCGCGACCACGGCGACAACATCAACGCCCCGGTTGACGAACTGCATGAGGTCTTGCGCACGTTCGGCACGACGAACATCCTGATAGACCACGTGACCGGGGCGAACATGAAGGGCGGCGCCGAGCGTGAGTTCGGCGCGGTACGCAAGCGCGACAACGTCCGCGGTTCGTATTCGCTCTACCCGCAGAGCGAAAGCGTCGGCGAGCGAGTCGTCGTGATGAAGAACACCAAGGCCGACGCTATGTCGCCGAGGTTGGCCCCACAGGCGGTCAGGATTGAGTACGAGCCGCCCGAAGGCAATGACGGCATCTACGACAGCATCTGCTTTCGCTCCGACGAAGTCGTCGAGCAGGGCGGTGAGGTCGCTTACGGCGGTCAGGTTCCCATGCGGGAAGCGCTACGCGACCTGCTACTCGCCGAGCATTTGACCATTGAGGAACTGGCGGCGCGAACAGGTGCCCGCATCCCATCGGTAAAGGCGTGTCTATACCGATATCGCGAGCAGTGGTTTGCTCGTCTGTCGTCTGGGAAATGGGAAGTGCTACCGGGAGCTAGTATCAGTAGTAGCAGTGCTACTAGTAGTGCTACTGACTCCCCTCTCTCTAGGAGTATGTAGCGCGCTTAGTAGCGCTACTACTCTCTTTAGAGAGGTGCTACTGCTACCGAGGAAGAATGAGATGACCAGAGCCCGCAAGGTTGACCCGGCAGTCCTTGAACGCGAATACATCTTCGACTCGGGCAATCCGCCAGTATCCCTGACCGACCTAGCCGACAAGTACGGCATGGCTCGCAGTGGTATCGCCGACAAGGCCCGCACTGGCCGCTGGTATGAGCGGCGCATTGAGTTCCGCGAGCAACTGGGCGAAAAGGTCGTGGCCGCGCTCGGTGACAAGTGGGTGGCGTACGAGACGGCGACCCGTGAGAAGATGATGAACGTCGGGCTGAAGTACCTCGACAAGTACGTCGAGGCGCTCGACAAGGACGAAATCAAGGTTTCGACCCGCGACATGCTCGGCATGGCCGCGATGATACGAACCCTGCTCGGCGACTCGGTCGTCAACCCACGAGGAGAGGAGGCGCTGATTGACCCAGATACTGCGCCGCTCTCACCCGACTACTACCGTCATGCCCTCACCGTCATCGAACGGCAGCTAGGCAGTGGAGATGTCGGACCGGCCGATGAGCCGGGACATGCTGGAGAAACTGCGGAGGCAGGCTCTTAGGGAACTCGCCAAGACCGACATCTACGCCTTCGGTGAGTACGTCTTCGGGTATGTCCCGGCGCCGCACCACCGCCAGATGGTCGATTTTGTCTTGGAGCGTATCGCCAAGCGCGAGAACGGCATCGTCCTCGCCCCGCGTGGCAGCGCCAAGACGACGTGGCTGAATACCATTCTCAACTGCTTCCTTGTCGCGACGAACCCCGATATCCGCATCGGCCTGTTCAGCCAGAAGGACAAGAAAGCCGAGGCGATGAGTTCGGCCATCCGCTGGACCATCAGCGAGTCCGAGGCGTTCAAGGAGGTCTTCGGCGACCTGCGCTCCCCGGCCAAGTGGACCGACGCCGAGTGGCTGCGCAAGGGCAGCAAGTGGTCGTCGAGCAAGGACCGCACGATGGTCACGGGCGGCGTCAACAACTCGTCTGCTGTCAGCAAGCGGCTCGACCTCGTCGAGTGCGACGACATCCTTGACGCCGAGAATACCTACAACATCGACCGGCGCGAGAAGACCGAGGACTGGTTCTGGAAGACGATGAAGCCCGCGCAGGCAGCGGAGGGTGCATCGGTTATCGTGTTCGGGACGGTCTGGACCGAGGGCGACCTGTACGAGCGTCTGGTCGAGACGAACAAGTGGCCGAGCCTTATCATCCCGGCCATCACCGAGGACGATGACGGCAACGACGTTTCGTACTGGCCGACGGTCTGGCCGCTCGAACGGCTGTATACCGAGCGCGAAGACATCGGTTGGGACAACTTCGCCTGCTCGTACCTGAACGACATCTCGGGCAGCCGCGAGGGCTTCATCTTCAAGCGCGAGTGGTACGACTACTTCGACGAACTGCCGCAGGACCGCCACTACACCCTGACGATGGGCGTGGACCTTGCCAGCAGCGAGCGGGAGCGGGCCGACTTCACCGCCCGCGCCATTGTGGCCGAAGACGAACAGCACCACCACTGGGTGCTCGGGACGGTCAGGGTCAAGACCGAGTCGGGTCACCGCCAGTTCGTCAAGGACGGCGCGGCGGCCTATCCCGGTATCAGCAAAATCGTCATTGAAACCAACCAGCACCAGTCCACCTTGGTCCAAGACCTCCTGAACGAGACGAGCCTGCCCGTCGTGGGCCGCCGGACCGATACTGACAAGCGCACCCGCGCTCGTGCCGTCGCCGCTCGCTATGAGTCGCATCGGGTCCACCACCACCGCTCTCTGAAGGGCGGCGAACTGGAGGCCGAGCAACTCGGCTTCCCGAAGGGCCACGACGACCTGATAGATGCCCTAGGACTGGCGATGGACGTGCTTTCGGTGTCTGGGTCCTTTGCGGCGGTCCCCATGGCTCTCCGTGGCTCCACGGCGGGCACAGAGGACACTGGGCAGGAACTCCGCTTCAACACCGGGCCACGTATCGTGCCGGGCTACATCGCCCAGATGCTGACTGGCATCGAAACACCCCGCTTCACCTACGAGGAGGCGCTCATGGCCGCGAACCAACGCGCCGAATCAACCTTCATCAGCCAAGCGATGTTCCGTGGTCGCTGAGACGCGCCCGTCTCCTCGCGCCTTGGTGCCGGTAGCCGTACCAGTCGTCGAGACACGACTGTCGGTCATGGACCAAGTTCGTAAGTTCCTCCAGCCCAAGACCAGCCCGGCCAATGTCCCGACGTATGCCGATGCGTACGCCGGGGCGGTCCAGTTCGTGACCAACAACGTCGCCCTGTCGCGACCGGCTGGAGCGGCGACCTATCGGGCATGGGCGGCCACCCCATGGGTGTTCGCTGCCATCAACATTCGCAAGAACCAGATTGCTGCCGCCGAGTGGGACATCGTCCCGTTCGACAACTCCAAGCGGGTTCCGGCGCGGACGCAGCAGCGCATTCGCGACCTGTTCGACCAGCCGAGCGCCAAACTCGACTCGTTTCAGTCGTGGGCCTCGACGCTTATCGACGACCTACTCACGCTCGACGCGGGGGTCATCGAGAAGGTCCGCTATCCCGACGGGGTCATTGCCGAGTTGTGGCCGGTGCGCGGCGAGTGGATTAGCGTCGATGAGCGCTGGGACGGGTCTGACCCTGGCAAGCCGCGCTACTACTTCATCCCCGACGGCACCCTGCGTGGGACGTTCTCGAACGAGGACATGGTCTACATGCTCGCCAATGCGCGGGCGAATTCGGCAGTCGGGCTGTCGCCCATGTCCATCCTCTCGTCGGTCATCGACTCCGAGTTGCAGGCGATGGAATACAACCGCCGGATGGTCATGGGGGCCGCGCCCGATGGAGCGCTGAATATCGGCGACGACGCGCCGCCCGAAAAGGTAATAGAGACCTCCGCATTCTTCCAGAACAAGATTTTCGGACAGAGTTCGATGGCTGTCATCGGTGGCTTCAAGAGCCCGAATTTCATCAAGTTCCGTGACACCAACCGCGATATGCAGTTTCGTGAGTGGCAGGACTTGCTTATCCGCTGCATTGCCGTTGTGCTTGGGTTGGCTCCGATGGACCTCGGCATCACCTTCGACGTGAACCGCAGCACGGCCGAGCAGGGCGCGCAGAACACCGATGACCGCGGGCTGCGCCCGTTGATGAGCCTGTTCCAGAAGTACATGACCCGCGAAATTGTGTGGGACAAGTCCTTCGGCGGCAAGGCGAACAACCTTCAGTTCGTGTTCAAGTCGCTCAACCTGAACGAGACGAAGGCCAAGGCTGACATCAACCGTGTGGCGATGCCGGGCGTACCGTGGAAGACCCCGAACGAGGCCCGCGTGACCGATGGCCGGGCGCCGATTGGGGACGGCGAGGACGAGGTCAACGTGTTCAATCACCTCTTGACCAATACCCCGAAGGGGATGCTCGACCTGACGACTGGCACGTACATCGGCGAGGAGCAGTTGGCGAAACTTCAGCAGGAAACGCAGACGACGGTCGCCGAGGCGCAGGGCGAGATTGACAGTGCAAATGCCGACCAAGCAGCGCAGAATGCCAAGGATGTCGCGGCAGCCGCTCCAAAGCAGCCCGCGCCAGCGAAGGGAGCGCCGCCGAAGTGAGACGAATCTGCTACAACTTCGAGCCGTCGGGCCATCGCTTTGAGCCGCTCGATGGCTACAAGGTAGAGGGCGCGGATTTCGTATGCCGTCTGTTCTGCCCTCGCTGTGGCCGCATCTCGGTTGCCATGACCGACAACAATACTGCATTCTGGAACGTGAATGCGCTTCCGCCTGAGTCGCAGGTGGACTTCATGTCCAACCCGCTCGTCATTCGTAAGACGGATGCCTAGTTCTCTGACGCTTCGGGTGTTTTATGGTTCGGGAGCGGCGACCGAATCGGCCGCCCAGACGGCCATCCACCTAAGCAACGCCGATGGGTTGACGAGCGGCGGCATCGACGCTGGTAGTTATTCGTACGAGCGCTGGTTGGCCCTGCGGGTGGACACCGCCCCGGCGGTGGGGGTATCGAATTTCTGGCTCCAGAACGACGGCGTCCTACCGGCCGATGTCATCCTTCGTTTTGGTATCGCTGATGTGCCGCAGACCCCGGTCGCCACGCAGAGCACTATCGCCACGATGGAACTGACGCCCGGTCGTCATTTCATCTTCGATACCGGGACGTACGATACCGTCGGCGAACATACTCGCTACGTCGTTCTTCAGGAGCAGGCGCTCATCACGGCGGACAGTGGGGCGCTACCTCAGCAGACGCCGAGTTTCGGGTGGAGCGAGACCTAAGTCGGGATAGAGGGAGAGTAGTAGTCAAATGTTGGACGGCCATAAAATCATCGTCTGTGTCCCGTACGGCAGAAAGCGGACGGTCAGTATCCTGCTGAACTATCTGCGTCGAGACCGTGAGGTTATCGATGAAGTCCAGTTCTGGATGAATACTGACGAGGACCAAGTCGAAGATGTGGCATGGGCGCACGAGCAGGAAACCATCTTCAAGGGTTGGGTTCGCTGTGTTCCCCGGCCGAACAAGGAGGTCCTGCATCCCAAGCAGTACAACACCGGGTTCTTCTACGAGATGGCGCAGGACGCTGGGACCTACTACTTCCGGTTTGACGATGACATCGTCTACATCCATCCGCGCTATTTCGAGGAGATGGTCAAACTCCGTGACGCTCACCCGGAATACTTCCTCATTATGGGCAACATCATCAACAACGCGGTCGTCAGCTACATCCATCAGGCGGCTGGGCGCATTGGCCGCCAGCACGGGAATGTCCAGTCGGCATGGTGCATGGATGCTGTCGGCTGGGGGTCGCTCGACTTTGCAGTAGCCCTGCACGAACAGTTCCTCAACTCGGCCCGAGATGGCGAGGTGGATAACTGGCTGTTCGAGAACCCATGGCCGCTCGACGGTCGGCGCTTCTCCATCAGTAACTTTCTGTGGGTCGGTGATAGCGTCAAGATGTGGGGCGGCCCGACACACAACCGTGACGAGGAAATCTTCCTCACCGAAGAATGGCCCGCATACCTGCGCCAGACGAATGTCGTCAACGGCATGGCGCTCGTTGTCCATTACTCGTTCTTTACCCAACGCGGGCTGGATAACACCGACATTTTAGAGAGGTACCGCACCTTGTCCGAGGACGCTCTGTCCAAGAGTTACTATACTCTATTGGGGCAGGCAAAGTGAGGACCGTCTTAGTTTCAGGTGGGAATGGATTTATCGGCCGATACGTCGTCGAGCACCTGATGGACCTCGGCTACGAGGTCGCGGTTCTGGACACGCGGATGCGCCAGTTTGACCCGTACCTGACATTCCAGAACAGCAAGCCAGTGACCATGATGCCAAAGGTCGTTCTTGGCGACATACGGGATGCGACCTCCGTGACCGAGGCCATCGCGCACGCCGACGGGGTCATCCATCTGGCCGGTGTGCTCGGGACGCAGGAGACTATCAACAATCCGCGTCCGGCGGCTGAGACGAACATTCTCGGTGGGCTCAACGTGTTCGAGGCGTGCGCGCAGTACAACGTGCCGCTGGTCAACATCGCGGTCGGCAACTACTGGATGAACAACACCTACTCCATCACCAAGAACACGATGGAGCGGTTCGCCGACATGATGAACAAGTACCGCGGGACCCGCATCAGCATCGTCCGGGCGCTCAATGCCTATGGTCCCCGGCAGGTCGCCGCGGCTCCGTTCGGACCATCCAAGGTCCGCAAAATCATGCCTGCGTTCGTCTGTCGGGCGCTGGTGGGCGACGCGATTGAAATCTACGGCGACGGTGAGCAGGTCATGGACATGATTTATGTGTCCGATGTCGCGCGAGTGCTGGTTCAGGCGCTTATCGCGACCGAGAACGGAACACTCGTTGCTGTCGAGGCGGGCTCGGGTAATCCGACCACCGTGAACGATATCGCCGAGGAAGTCATCACACAGGCAGCCATGGTCACTGGCAAGCGCGTTGAGGTGGTTCACATCCCGATGCGTCCGGGTGAGGATGCCAACTCGATTGTCTTGGGTCATCCTGACACTCTGGCCCCGCTCGGCATGGACGGCAGCGACTTCGTTCCGCTCTCGGTTGGTGTGGCGCAGACGGTCCGATACTTCGAGGAGACCGGAGTCATCGCATGATTTCGGTCATCATCCCGACGTACAATCGCGCGGACTTGCTGATGAACCGCTCTATCCCGTCCGTCTACGCCCAGACCGACCCGGACTGGGAACTCCTCGTCGTTGGTGACGGGACCGACCAAGAGACCGTTGACTACATGGGTACCCTGTGTGAGCAGGATGAGCGAGTCCGCTTCTGGAACTTGCCGCACCAGACCTATCCCGACACCGAGAGTTACTTCGATAGGTGGGCCATCCTTGGTATCGAGGCGATGAATTTCGGGCTCGACAACGCTCGGGGCGAGTGGGTTGCTCCGATGGACGATGATGATGCCATGCTCCCGAACCACAACGAGGTTCTATTGCGGGCCGCTATCGACCATGACGTGGACTTTGCTTACGGCATGAGTGAGACATACAAGAGCGGTCGGTTCACCGGCCAGTTGTACGGTGCCTATCCGGTCCGAGACGCGGCCTTCGTCCCCGGTGCCAACATCTACAAGGCCAGCCTGCCGTACCGCTACGACATGGAATGTGCGACAGCCCGCGGTCGGACGCGAGACTCCGACATGTGGCAGCGAATGGTCGAGGGCGGCGTGACGTTCCACTTCGAGCCACTGGTCGTTCATCACTACTACCGGAATTATCCGTGAGCATCCCAGCCCTCATCGTCCCGGTCCTCAATCGGCCGGAACTGCTCGACGCGATGCTGAAGTCGATTGACCATCCTGTTGCCAAGGTCGTCATCATCGACAACGGCGATGCGCTGGACGAGGGCTGGCGGGAGTGGAACCCGCAATATCGAGTCATCCAGCCGGGCCACAATCTCGGTGTTTCCGCGAGTTGGAACCTCGGTATCAAGGCTACGCCGCAGGCACCATGGTGGCTCATCGTCAATCACGATATCGCCTTTGGCGCCGGGGACTTGGCGCGCTTGGAGGAGACGGTCAACCCCGGCGCCGCCGCGCTGTACTTCATGCTCGGGATGGCATCCTTCGCTATCACGCGGCATACCGTGAACAGTGTCGGCCTGTTCGATGAAGCCTTCATCAACGCCTACAACGAAGACCTTGATTACGCCCGGCGGTGTGACCTAGCCAGTTTGCCGCGGGTCGAGGCCGGGTTCACGGGGTCGCATGTTGGGTCGGCGACCATCATGGCCGACCCGGCGATGCGCGCATGGAACGGTTCGTCTCATGGGGCGAACGATGTGTATTACGCCCATAAGTGGGGTGGCCCCAAGCAGGGCGGCGAAACATTCGCTACGCCATTCAATCGAGGCGCCGGTCTCGGGGAGTGGCAATTCGACCTAGAGCGGTATCGGAACCAGACGTGGCCGAGACCCAAGCAGTCAGAGTAAGGAGGCTCCGATGACCGTAACACTCGCGCTCGCCCCGGTGTCGGGGTCCATCACGCACGCCGTTTCGGCGGTCAACATCACCGTCGCTGGCGCGGCGGAGAACACCTTGGTCGGGTACGACTCGACGCACTATCCGGCCTCGCCAGAGGTTCGGTATTACATCAAGGCAGTCTTGGCCGGGCAAACCGACCTGAAGTCCTACCAGTTCGCTGTTGATTCGGCGGGCGGCCATGTCTTTCAGGACTTCATCTTCCCAGCGTCGGGGACATGGACCGTCACGCTCAATCGGGTGTCGGACGACGGCGTCGCCGCCACCTCGTCACCAGTGGTCGCATAGTCAACCAGAAGTAGGCCCCGTTGAGGCGGCGGCAGAAGGAGTAGAACGTGCATCTCTTGCGTTTCAGCCGCCCCAAGCCGCGGCAGGCCGAGTCCCAGA